TAGCTTTGTGAAGAGTTTGTAATAGAAATGTTATCTGTTACGTTCCAAGTATGCCAAGCAGTTCCACTGTAAAACCTACTGTCCGTAATCTGTGAGAATAAGTTCTTTACTGCCATATTGAAGAAACCCCAGTTGTGTTATAAACGTTTTTTATCTGATAAAAGTCGTTTGCGTCATTAGTAATTGAATCAAACAACTGCTGAACTGCACTTTCATACTGTGTATACAAAGCAGTAGTGTCGCCGCCCTGTTTATTCTTGAACGAAATCGCAAGCATGTATGACAATGTGATAAAGTAAAGGTTATTACTAAAATCAAGTTCTGTATCTTCAATGTATCCTTCAAGGAACGTAAGGTCGCTCATCTTTTTGCGTGTCATTACATACTTTTCTGATACAAATGTTACAGGAACGTGTTCGGTTTTGATTATAGTAATCTGGTCTTTATCACAACGAATAAGACGGTTTGTATTTCGCAATATTGCATAGGGTCTGTTCTGACACCATGAAAGTCTTATCTTACGGTCTGCAAGGTTAATAAAGCTGAAATTGTTGTAGTAATATCCTACTGGCGTAAAGAAATACATTTCGTTCAAGTCGTCATTTGCGTAAATGTATATAGTTCCATTAGGAACGTTTATGTCCATTGCCAAGTATTCGTTCTTGTTTGTATCATAAATCTTTTTGTATGTTTTACTATAAATGTAAAGATAGTTGTTGATTATGATAGGGACAGAAGAACCCAAACTTCCTGCTGAACCAGAAATACCGTCATAATCCCACCAAGAGAACGACGTATAGTTCGAATCAGTAAATGCCAATGTAGCATTGTCAAACATTGCGTAGTCATAGAAGTTTGTACCGATGTGATAGTTTACACTAGTGTCGTTCAAGTCGTGGATGTAATTATCCGAAGCAATGTAAAGTGAATGATTTGCACCAAGAATACTGTTATCAAACGGACTGTCTGCCGTTTTTTCACGTAGTCTTAATGAAACTGGGACTGGAAAGTATTCCATAACTACGTGCTTCCCTCTGTAATTGTCGGAAAGGTATAGCTTATTTCCAGCCAGTTCATAACCGTATTTCTGAGAATTGTTTCTTTTGTGGATTTGTTCGAAGCTTTTGTCAATGTATAACGCAGAAATCTGATAAAGGTCTGACGGAAGAGTCATACCATCAAATGCGTATATTTTCTTGACCCAGGTCTTGTCATTGGCGTTTATTACCTTTTGATAGATTATCTGCCAAGCTTCATTCAGCAGAGCAACTTTTTCATAATCAGAAATGAAGTCACTATTCTCCAGGTCTGCAAGTTGCTCTGCTCGTTTTATAATATCTGTTGTGTTGTATCTTATCATCTTACTAGTTCCTTTATAGGAAACTTAGTAAGGATTAGTGAAAGATAGAACAGTCTTCGTCGATTACACCAGTTCTGATGTCGTTGTCGATTATTTCCTTGTCCAATTTGCTTCTGATTTCCTTGATTTCGTCAATAGAGTAGTCTGCTGACTTTATCTGACTGAACCAGTCAAAGAAGCTAATCTGTGGAATAATACCTATCAGTGTAGAAGCTTTTGCAGCATTCATCTGAGTATACATCTGCTTGATAATGTCATCGCTTATACCATCTTCAATATACTTATAACAATTTCTATAGAAGTATTTCCCAAGCCAAAGGTTCTGTTCTGCAAACTCTGGTCTTCTTCCAAGACATTCAATATAAGTAAAATAATGTCCAATCATCTGTTCTGTAATAAATCTTGTAATTGAACCATTGAACGGATTCACTTTCTTGGCAAAGTCAGTAGCCTGTTTTGCGGCAATAGTAGCACCAATCTGACAAAGGTCAAAGTTGTACTGTGGGATACCGTCTTTTTCACCAGTTCTTGTAATGGAATGTTCAGAACCCGGCATCCAGTAATACACAACGTCTTGAATAAGCTTAATCTTCAATGGTGTGCATTCTGTAATCAATCTTACTTTCCAGTTGAACTCACCGTCTTCCATAGCCCTTAATTCACTAAAACAGATTTTGTTCTGACGTAAGAAGTCAACAGAATAAAGTCTTCCGAATACCCAAGGATGTGTTGGTTCTGCATGTGGAATAAATCTGAACTGATTATTAAGTTCTGCCGCTTGTGCAAAAATACCCTGAACTTCGATTACGTTCTGTTCCAGTGCGTTACGAAGACTTTGTAGTGCAAAAGGACTCGCAAACATGTCGTCTGCGTCAATAAATGTAACCCAGTGGGTTGTAGCTGCATCTAATCCACGCTGACGTGAAAGCCCAGGCCCCGTGTTCTTTTCACATTTCAATTGATTCACGTCAAGTTCTGGAAACTGCTTGATAATTGTAGCATAGTCGTCTTCTGGAAAGTCAGACGCAATGATTACTTCTACCTTATCTGCAATAGTCTGAATTGCAATAGAGGCTAATGTTTTTTTGATAGTTTTGTGTGCTTTGTATGCTGGTATAACAACCGTAAGCTCTTTCACTTTTATTTCTCCTTTCTATTTTATTTACAAGATATTAATTAGTAAAAGAAATAAAAAAGCACCCTATAAGGCATTTTTGCTTATAGGGTGACATGATTATGAATTATGCGTCGTTTAGAATACGGCTTGGGTCGAATGTGATACCTGTATAACCATTTACAAGCATGTTGTAGATGTAGTCACTTGTGTTACCAAGTGCAATGTTTTTACTAATGTGAATAGGCACTGTTGAAGAAGCAAGTTTAGTACAATTTTCGAACGTATTCCACAGGCCAGTGCATTTCTTTGGGATAGTAATTGGTTGATTGAAGTTATTACAACCTGCAAATGCAAGAGGCATGGCTATTACGCTATCTGGTATAGTAATTGGTTGATTGAAGTTATAACAATATCGAAATGTACCAGCAAGGCGGGCTACATTCTTTGGGATAGTAATTGGTTGATTGAAGTTATAACAACCTTCAAATGTATTAGGCATGGCTATTACGCTATCTGGTATAGTAATTGGTTGATTGAAGTTATAACAATATCGAAATGTACCATGCATACTTGTTATACCATTCCATACATTATATCCAGAAGGCGCATTTACAATAAGACTTGGGTTTGTAAGAAAACAATCAGTCATTGCATGGCAACCTAAAAATAGGTCTTGAAAATCTATAAAATATGTATTTTTTATGTTTGTAGTTATTACACCATTAGACATATTTATGTCTAATCCATAAGGAAGATTTGTCATTGATTCATTGCAAACGTCACTACCTAAGATTGATGTTACTTTCACGTCTAACCTAAAATCTAATAAATTATTAGTAACTGGGGCATCAGTAAATACTAAACTAGATGTTGGAGTAGACGTACTAATTATAGGGAGTGATGAACTATCAAGATACTTCCCCATCGATAATTTTTCTACTTTTACGTCACAATTTGCATCAGCAATTTTTTTACCTGCAAAATAGATATTACCAAATGGTGCAGTAGCAACAAAGGCTAATACTGGGTCGGATATAATATTTTGATATGCAGAAAATCTAAAAAAACCCATCACATCTCCACTCCAAGCTTTATTACCTTTACAAATAAGGCTATTATTATACTCACTTTCTGGCATAGTTATAAAAGGTAAAAACTGAAGGTTATAAGTTACATTTGTAATACCTGCATTACCAAATCCTACTTGCTCATTGATGACTTCAATCATGCCTGGGTCTTCAACAGGTTGACCATTTTCGTATAAATAGCTAACCTCTTTAGTTACAGTTCTAGGAAGTGTTGCATTGTTTACTACCAAGTTATTGATTGTTGCGTTATCTGTAACTGAGCTGTTGTTTACAGTAAGATAGTTTACCTTGAAGTCGTTTGTATCAAGTGATGGACTGAACCATTCTACGTTACCATTTACCTTTCCAAGAACCTGACCATCAGAACCAGTTGAGCCGTTAGCAATAATGCTTGATACGTCAAAGTTGTTTACTTGTGCATTATCAATTACTGCATTATTTATGCTTGCAACGTTTGCTACAAGGTTATTAGTAGTAAAGTTTACTGCAAGGTTTGAGATTTCATTATCAATTTTGTTGTCCAAAGTGTTGTAACTGTTATCAATTTTGTTGTCCAAAGTGTTGTAACTGTTATCAATTTTGTTGTCCAGTTGTACAAGTGCTGATACATCTGCTTTGTCGTCAAGTTCCCTTTCAACTACATCAATTCTTTTATTTACTTCTGCAATTACACCGAATGATACAACTGGGTGTAAAGTCTGGTTTGTAACATCACCAATGTAGTAAGCCATTTCAGTTACGTGTGTAGTTACTGCAAAGAGGTATTTATCTTCAAGGTTGAATGAAGCAGCTAATGCAGTAGTGAAATCTGCGTCTTCATACATTATTGCAGTATCACCACTTACTTCAATTGCACGAACTGCTATACCAAGATATTCTACTGTATAAGTTACTGGAATTACGTAGTGGTCTGCAGTTTCTGTTTTTTCTGCGTAATCTTGTATAAGACTTTCAACTGTAATGTTCAAAGAATCTTCAACGTCAGTTGTAGTCTGCTTACAGTAAACACTGTTTCTGATGTTTGGTGATACAGGTAATTCACTTACGTATGATACTGCCTGACCTTTCAATGCATCATAATCTTCAAGTGCTTTCTGCAAGTTGTTTGTTCTAATTATTTTTTTCATAGTTTACTATGTCTCCTTACTGTGTAATAAAATCAAAGTTTATGTCGCTATTTTCGTCGTCTTCATACATTGGTCCTTCTGGCGGAAGGTACTGACCAAGGCTTACAAAGCTAAGGTCAATGTCACTGTTTGAAGAATCTTCATACGAAACCGAAACAGAAAGTGTTGAAGTTTCTGAATCCCAACTCATTCTTATTGGATTGTCTTCGTCTTGTTCATAGTCAAGGTTGAAGACATATGTTATAGGATAGGCAGTGTCATTTGTATAATAGATACAACCAACACCATCTATTACATACATTGTATTATTTACTGGGTGTTCTGGAAGTTCGTCTACTACGACTACGTTCCATCCAGAATCTGCGTTTATGTCTATTGGACTTCTTGATACTGCACCAAACTTGTCTGTTACGTTTGTGGCAACAACAGATTTATCTATGATTTCTGATGTACTTGGACTGAATGTTCTTGAACCAATGTGAAGTTCATTATAAGAAACTGTTCTTCCTACTGAATCAAAGTAAATGTGTGTACCAAAGTCATCAAAAGTTACCGCATATATTAGTCCATCTGGTGAACCAAATGTTACAAGTCCGTTATTTATTACACTAATACTGAATAGTCCGTGAAGTTCTGTAAGTTTTACTTCACCGTCATAAGCTGGTACATTTATAACCAAAAGTTCATCATTCTGTGGGAATGTATTTGGCTGGAAGAACCTACCTTGTGGTGAATAAAGCAGTTCAGTTTCTACACTACCTGCAACAAGTGCTTTTACGTCTGCGGTGTTTGAATGAAGTTGTGTCAAGTTAGCAATGATAGCAGCAAATGT